ATGTCAGCCATACTTTTGCTTGTTTTTAGCAAAGATATGGCTGACTTTTAGATGGAGAAAAGACATTGTTAGTGATTATAGCGCACATACTTGTCGTCAAGTGCCTGGGCGACGACACCGACGAACTCGTGAGCGATGTTGTCGGAGAGGAAGTCACGGAGGTTCATGACGGAAGCGTAGTACTTACGGCTGAACCAGGGCTTCTTCTTGCGCTTGCGTTCACGGCCGATGTCGCCATGATTACCTCTTGGAATTTCTTTACCCGTACCGAAGTTCTGCCAAAGGCCATATTCGAGGAAGGACTGGCTTAGTCCTAACTCAATGAAACGACCATCCGCACGGACAGGGAGTGACTTGGGACTATGGAGCAAACGTCCAGTGTCGATTACACCGAGGAGTGTCATTTGCTCACGCCATATTTTGAGCATTGTGTCGTTGAAGGCAAGAACGAACTTCTCACGTTCTTGCAGTTGTGGGTCATTGCCATTCTGTAGGGTCATAACGTAAATCGGTATAAGTGTCAACGGCTATTTGAAAGAAAGCACAGGCGCAGCCAGAGAAGAAGTATTGGTCGATTTCCTGAAAGGAAATGCGAGAGTCGAGATAGATATTATGCTGCTCCTGCTTCGTCTTTTCGAGGATTAGCTTGCTCATAAACTGTCGGAACAGCTCGCGCATGGTGTCCATGCACTGCTGGCGTGCTGCCATGTCGTCGATGGCGTGGCGCATGGCGAGGAAGACCGTCTTCACTCTTCGAGTGTGCGGACTATTGTTCATCTCGATGTAGCCTTGGCTTATGTCGCTGACGGCGATAATGGCGGTGGCGGACTGTAGCTGCTGCAAGGCTTCCTCGAAGCCGTCGAGTCCGCTGACCTTTGCGAAGACAAAGTCATGGGCCTTGGCGAACTTGTTTGTTTCTGTGAGGGATGCGAAGAAAGCTGTGGCATCCCAATTGATGTTCTTGTCTGTCATTTCGTTTGTCGTTTGATGTCTTCTACTTCTTTCGCTTTGGCATCGAGTTCTGTGAGTGCTCGCCATGTGTCCATAGAGAGCACCGCTTCCTCTTTAGTGATGTCACCTCCGGTAAGCGCACGGATCTGTGCATTCATGGCAGTCCGTAGCACATCGCCGATGGGCGGTGCGTAGCCAAGGAGGTCTTCAGAAGAACTGGACATCGGCTGCAGGAAGTGCGGAAACAGTCGGGCGAAGTAATGCTTCTGCGACGAAAACCAATAGAAGGCGTTGAGCAAAAGCGGTGTTGTTAGGTGACGCGACTTGACCTTTGGGTACAGAAGCGTGGCGAGGTCTTTCAATAAGGCATCGTTCTTGGTGTGGAGAAAGCCCTGATAGTAGTTGTCGGCAGATATGAATGTCGAGAATGGCACGCTCTGGAAGTCGGCTTCGACGGCTTTGGCTCTTCCGATTTTTGTGATGCGAACCGGCAATGGAGCAAATTGTCGTAAGAAGTCCAATGAAGCCGTGGCTGCTTGCATTTGTCTGATGGTGAGCGTAGCCTCCTGCTTGGACGCTTGGCGGTGCTTTACGAGATAGCTGCCGTCATGCGTCTTGCACAACACTCTTAGGTCTGCCCATTTGAACAGACAGAGAGTGAGTATTTCTTCCATTGGCAGATCATGCGAGAGCTGCGTGAAGAAATACAAGAGTTGGCTGTCAGAGAGTGACTGCCAATCAGTGGGTAGGGATAAATTGAAAAATGCTTCCATACTGCGAAAGTACGGAAGCAATTGTATGGGGGAAAAGACAAAAGATTATTGCAGACTCTTGTCAAGGATTTCAAGAAGAATGGTAGGGTCCTCGTGGATTTGCTCAGCAGTGAGTCCTCTCTTTTCCACTTCTTCAGCGACGGCAGGATAGTCCTTGAATTTATTTTTTATCTTTTTCAACAGTTTCTTTTGAGAATATTTTTCTCTTTTGGAATTAATTTTTTTATCCTCAAATAACATCCAATAGTAAACAAGCTTTCCGCCATCAACCTTATAGTCGTATGATCTACAGCCCAAGTAAACGGTATTATTTGTCCATATACCAGTAAACGACCTGCTGTGGGTGGAACTTTCAAAAGCAAACGGATGCATATAGCCCGTAACATGTTTACCCTTGTAAATGACAGTTGCCAAATATTGGAATGTAGGGTCTTCATCTATAAGGATGAAAGTGCGTTTCTTGCCATCCTGGAGAGCATTATCCACCTCAAGGGATTTAATGTCTACGATTTTGTATTTTACATCCTTACCATTTTGTGTTTCACTGAAATAGATGTATTTTTTCATGAAGTGGATGTCGTTCTGCAAATAGCCGTTGAGTACAGTACCGTCTTTAAGAGTCAGCACAGCCTTTGGCCATACGACTTTCGGCTTCTTGGCGTTTGCCGTTATCGCAAACGAGAATACCATGAGGAAGATGATAAAAAATAGTTTCTTCATAAGCCAATGATTTTATGGTTTTTAATGCGCCAAAGTTAGCACTTGTATGGTGAAAAGACACAAGTTATTGCAGACTCTTGTCAAGAATTTCAAGAAGAATGGTAGGGTTCTCGCTAATCTGTTCAGCAGTTAAACCTTGCTTTTCAACTGTTTCATAAACCTGTGGATATTTTTTGAAATCTTTTTTCATGCCTTTTAAGCGAGATTTTAGAGATTTTGGCTTTCGGCTATACGAATAATCCCAAAACGATACGTTTAGAGTATTGTCAGAATCAACGTTATAAAGATACCACCATTCTCCCGAATACATTGATGTATTCTGCATTACACCTGCATTAATACTTGTACGAGTGTCATCAAAGAACGTAGGGTACATATATCCCTTGACATGCTTTCCTTGGTAATTTTGAATAGCCAATATTGGTTTAGGAGCTATTTTTTTCTGGTCACTCCAATACAACTTTATGGGAATGAATGTAGCTTCTTTACCATCACCAAAACAATTTTTTACAACAAGGAATTTAATGGTCTCATTTTTATATTTCACATCTTTTCCTTCTTCGGTCTCGCTGAAAAGAACATATCTTTGCATAAAATGAATGTCTGTGCGCAGATAGCCATTAAGCACAGTTCCGTCATTGAGAGTCAGCACAGCCATAGGCCATACGACTTTTTGTTTCGGCTTCTTGGCGTTTGCAGTTATCGCAAACGAGAAAGCCATGAGGAAGATGATGAAAAATAGTTTCTTCATAAGCGAATGATTTTATGGTTTTTAATGCGCCAAAGATAACACTTTTTTCTTAACGAGCAAATGTTTGAGATCATTTTTTTAGAAGAAGTATCCACTTGACTGCTTTTTGTTTTTGTATCCATGGTCTTCAAAGAGTTTGGCGGTGTCGGAGTTTTTCCATTCTGTGAACACGTTACCCTTGGCTAAACGTATGCTGTTCACAATGTCGATTATGCTTGGTATCGGGTATTCACCGATGCGGAGGATGGAGAACTCGATGGCAGAGATGCGCTGATACATCCGCTTGTATTGGGCGGTATCGAGAGTCATATCCCACTTGTTGAGAGCGTTGGCCGTGCGAAGCATGTCCATGAGCTCCGGACTGAAGAACTCCGTTTCGAGGCGGTGCTCAATAGCGAGCAACTTGGCACGAGTGTCCTGGTATCGCAGCCAGATATGGTCAGCGAAGCCCAGCTGGTGCACGATGTCGAGCGTGGGAAACATTGTGGCAGCGAAGTAATTGAACTGCTCCGAAGCAGTCCAATGGTGAGCATCCGGAAGCATGGTGAGGATAACGGCAAGCGCATCGTCGCGCTGCTTTTCGAGAGACAGAAGAAGCCTCTCGATGCGCTCCTTCGATGCCGGTATTACATTCTGATTGCTGACGATGCCGAATCCGTTAGGCGTAAGGATAAGGTCGAGCTGTGGCACGGCGTGGCGCATCGCCTCTGCAGCCGTGATGATACGGCAGTAGTGCAGGAGCGGTGTATTGTCAGAGTACGAGCGGATGCGACTCATTGTGTCGGACGAAACGAAAGTGTCGGTAAGCCATTGCTCCGCCTGTAAGAGGTGATACTGTATCTTGTCGAAAAGAGAAAGTTCACCAGCAACCGCTTTGAGGGTGTTGGGAACATACTTTCTTAGAGTGTCGTTGTCATTTATCAGATTGCTCATTGTCTTTGTCTTTATGGAGTGAAACTTGCTTTGCGTCCTTATTTTCATCGAGCGTGGTGAGCTGGATGAATGGGCAGTCCGGCTTGACCGCTGTCCACTTGTTGAAACGGATGATCAGTCGGTGAACGGAGAAGAGAAGGTCGTGGTAAGGCTTCTGTAAAGCCTGGGCGATGGTGTAAAGTTCTCGCTTGTCGCTGCCGGAGTTATTGGTCTGCGACTTGCCTGGCACCGAGCCTACGAGGTTGGAATGGACGCGCATAGTGAAGCACATCATATTGATGGCTTCGACGATGTCCGTCGCCCAGTCGCCACCCTCCTTGTCCGTCTCGATCTTGTTGATTACCACGTCGTGCTGCTCCTCACCATTGGGCGAAACATAGAACGTGGAGAAAAGCACCTTTCCGCTGTTCTCCATGCCAGTGAGGAAGTTGATGATGTTATCCTTCTCCTCGTTGACACGCTCCTGCTGCTTGACACGGTCAGTTATGCCCTCGACTTTGAAGATGTTGTTCCAAAACGAGTTGGCAATCTCGATGTGGTACTTTATGGGAGCCGAGTTTCGGAGCTTCGCTTCCTTAGCAATGCCTATGAGCTGCTTGATGTTGAACCACTTTCCTTTGAAAAGAGCTGCGTAGTACGGTATTGGATAATACGTATTGTCGGGCGTAGGAATACGGCTGATGACAGCGAACTTCTTGATTTTCTTCCCTCTGTTCTGAAGGTCGGTGAATGGCGACTGTGGATTGAGAAGTTCGATACGCTCTATGTCCTCCGGACTGACCGTATTACGCCAGTTGGCATAGAGGATGTAAGGTATCACGCCCGACTTGTCGGCAGGAGCAAAGCGGACGTAGCACGCCTGTTTGCGGACGATGCGGACGATGCGACTGGCATCCTCATTGAGGATGATCACGCTGACGCAAAAGCCGAAGTGCTTGAAGTCTTGGCACACGCCGAGAAAGTAACTTGCGAGGTCGTTGTCCAGCATAAAGTCATCCACTTGCGCTTGCACTTGTGCGGTGGCAAGATCCGTGTCATAGACAAGTCCGCTGCCATAGCAGACTTCAGCGTTGAACATCTGGCAAGTGCTCATTGTCTCGTCAGACTCGATGAGATCAATGATATTGTACGGCATCTGGTTGTCACCTCCCCACGGGATGTACTTCATCTTGTCGTTGATGATGATTGGTGCGATGTTGTGCTCCTCCTTGAAGACTTCACTTGTCTTGGAGGTGAAAGCTGCGGAGGCGTGGGCACCAGGGATAGTGACAACGGATGTAGGTGGAATAAATGAAAAATCGCTCATATCTTGCTTTTTTAGGGCAAAGATATGAGCGATGTGTGAGTGGGGAAAAGACAGAACAACTATTCGTTATGTTCTATATTAATGTCATTTAGTACCACTTTTATTGTATCGTCTATTAATAGCCATTGTGGATTATTCTTAAAATACTCTATTGGGTTTTGTATAATTAGAGGTTCATAGTCTGCTGTATTTATTTTGGTCTATTTCGAGGTAATGTATTATAAATACATCACTCTGCAAGAGTAATTATTATCTCAGAAAGGAACAAATAAACTCTATGATTTAGATTCGTTTAACATAAAGCCCTAAAGCACCCGAAAGCGAATAAGAGAATGAGTTTTGAAGCGACCCTTTTAATATGAAGAAAACTTAAGAAAGCTTAGC